GTTTCCTTCGGCGTTCCCTGCAAGATCGGCCTGTTCCCGCTCGCCTTCGCGTTCTTCTTGCTGGCGATCCTGATCGGCGGCATGCACGCTATTGGGTGATGGCGGTCATTCGTTTGTCACTCCCATGAGGTGCAGGTCGATGTCATCCACCGAATTTCGCAGACGGTGGGAAAAGGCACGTAGCTCTCGTGCCGTCACCCTGCGATCTTGTCCAGCCTTGGCGTAGAACATAGCCATGTGCAGAGATCCTTTCTGGTCCCACCGGTGCAGCTTCCACCGGATCGTCGGAATCAGATCATCGCCCTGCTGAAGGCTGCGGCTCCATGTGAAGCCGCGGCCCTTCTTCGGCAGCTTGAATGCTGCCGACTTTATGCGCCTTCTCCTTGAAGGCAGAAGTACACCCGGGCGCACGCCTGCGCATCGATCAGCGCGCTGTGAGCGCCGACCAATTCTTCGCCGGTGTAGTGCTTGTATGCTTCGGCTAGCGAAGGGTTCTTGTTGAACTTCATGCCCTTCGCCACCATCGCCTCGGTCGGCGGTAGATTGCATGCTTTGGTGCTGCTGCGCATGGTGCAGTAACGCGGCGCGTTCTTGTAGGCGTCGGCCACTGCATCACGATCTTCTTCAGGAGCCAATAACCAGGCGGGACGTCCGTCACCAAACCGCTTGATGCCTATACGGATAATCCGCGCGTCGAATGGCTCATTGTGTGCCACGCGAAGATCGGCGCGAGCATGCAGTGCTAGGTACGCTTCCAGCACCTGATGCTCAGGTATGCCTTCATCCATCGCACGCTCGGTCGTGATGCCGTGGATAGCGGCCACGTCGTCGGGGATCATCCAGCCGTCTGGTCGAACGATGTAGTGCAAGCGCTCGATCTGATCGGTGCCGTCGAATAGCAGTGCGGCGAGTTCGACGATGTGCGGCTGATTCTCACCTTCGCTGGGTTCGTGGTACAGCGGAAGGCCATTTGTTTCCGTGTCTATCACAATGACTTTCATGCGGTGCGTTCCTTTTGGGCTCGGGTTGCCCGCGCGGGTGCGCGGTGGTGGTTGATCGGAAAAACCTGCAGCTGGTCGATGTGCTCGATGATGTTTCCGCCGGCATCGCGGACATCGAAGTACACGATACCGTCGTTTTTGAAATGCACGCCGACAACCGGACCGGTGAAGTCGCGCACCGGCTTGCGGCTGATGACGCTGACGACTTCGCCCAACTGATAGCGCGCGGGAAGTGGCTTGCTCATGGGATGCCTTCAGGTGAGGCCGGAGCCACATCGCACCGGCTGGGGGTGGGTGTAGAGGTTGTAAGTTCCGTCTGGCAAGTTGCCGTAGTAATCGAAATCGTGATTGACCATCGAGTCAGAGCAACGAAAGCGGCGGACGTTCAATGATCCGACAACCTCGCCACCCACCACCCCGCCATCGACCTCGGCGTCGAGTAGGGCCAAGAGTTCGTCCTTCAGCTTATCGCGCGTGGCACGATGATTTGTGCGCTCATTACCACTGGTCGCATAGCCAATCATTTCGCACGTCGACATAAGCTCACTGAGAAGTTCGCGAAGGGCGGTCATCACCAGTCACTCCCGCAGAGCCATCCAGCTTCGTTGCCATGCTCTGCGAGCATTTGACGGATAGATGTCATGGACCCAGTCTTTTCTTCGTTTTCGTCAAACTCTGGATATTGCACATCAAGAGCTTTTTCAGACAGTTCTTGTGGATACCCTTCTTCCGGTAATTCGCCGACCGTTTCCTCATAAAGCTTCAAGGCTTGTTCGGCGCTCTCAGCGGCGTAAACATCTGAGTCATCGCACAGGTATGCTTTAAGTTTCTCGATCATCCCTCAATCCTCTTCGTGGTAGTCCGTGCATTTAGCGCCAGCACGGTAGGCGTCCCTCCCCCGAGATATTCGGGTCACTCGTCGCTTGGTGGAACCAGCGTTATTTCGACGGTGTGTTTCTGCATCATCGCCAGCTTGCCGGCCGTCTCTTCGTCAATCAGGAATCCGCAATTCATCTCGATTTCGGCAAAGCCACCGTCCAGCGGCGTGATGTTGAACGACGACACGGAGACGCCATCGCATTCCAGCGGCTGGGTCGATTCCAAGCCGCTGCCGATGTCCAGATGATAGTTGGTGAACTTCTCTTCCCATGGGATAGATGGCACCTGCTTGTACTTGCGCGCCGTAAGTTCGGTGGTGTTCTCTTCGGCCGCGGGGACGCCTGGCAGGTTCTCCTGGGGAGGCAGCGCACCCTTGATGACCTCATCCTTGCCAGGCTTGCGAAACAGCAGTTTCGGCAAGGTCTCGTCGATGGTGGAAAGGGTTTTCATCACGGCCTTGAACACGAACCGGATGGTTATCGCTGGTACTTCCTTATTCGGTCCGTTTTTCTCAGTGCGAAGCGTCACCGATTTGATCTTCGCCTGCTGGTTTACGAGCTGGAACATGGGTGTTACTCCTTTGTCGGGTGGGTGATTTCGTAACGGCGCTTGGCAATGAACTCGCGTAATACCTTGTGTTCGGACTTTGGCACCTGGGCTATCTGAAGGTCAGCCTGTGCCAAATGTTCGATGGTGGTGGATGCCATGATGGCGTCGTGCACGTCCTGAGCGGTCAGCACCGGCGGGTTGCCCTGTTCCTTTGTCGCCGGCTTGCCTGCGCGTCCGGCGGTGTCGATCGCATCACCAAGTCCGGACGGTCGTGCAGTTGCGGGACGGTCTTCACTGGCCTCCTTCGCTTCCATCACCTCCACCCACGTAGTGTCGCCTTCCTTGATGGCCAGGCTGATCGCGCGAAGCTCGGAAATCTCCTTCGGGGTCAGCGCTGGCGCATCGTGTCCCAGCCACTTGCGCAGCATCGGCACGGTGACGCCAAGCGTGGCCATGAAGTCGAAGATCTTGTTGCGCGCCGCGTCGGGATCGGAGAAATCCTCGCGCTTCATCGTCTCGCGAACCATGCTCAACGCTTCGTCGATCAGATCGCCGGGGATCATGCGCAATCCGTTCGTGCGGATCGCCTTCGACACCAGCGCGGCCTGCTTGACCATCACCTCGTCGTCGGTGGCTTGAACGATGTGAACCAGTTGCTCACGAGTATTCATCCGCGTGCGCAACACGGTCTGTCCCTCGCGCACCTTGCTGCGCTCCACCGTCTTCTCCACGGTAATGTCCAGCGAATAGGTGAGGTTGCTTTCCAGGTCGACCACCGACACGCGCACGATGCGCTTTTCTGCGTCGTCGTAGACTGTCGGCGTCTGGATGTCGATGTTCCTCATCATGCGCAGCGCCGCTTCGGCAAAGCGGATGCTAGGTCCTTCGATACTCTTTCCGCCGACCGGTTTGGAATAGATCGCCACACGGGCAAAGCTGGTGCGGTTGCACTCCTTCATGAGCTTCTGCCGCACCTCGTCTTCATCACGCGGATAGCGCAGTGCGACCGCGAAACGGGCCTCCACCATGGCGCGGGCCTGGGAGGCGGCATAACTGCTGGCCGTTTCGTGCACGGCCATCTGGTTGCTGTTACCGCTGAGGATCATGCCGCGGTTGTTGTCATCATCTTTGCTCATGGTGCGGGTTGCTCCTGGTGGGGTTTAACGAACTCGGAAAACACGGATGCCATCGGCGCGACTTTTCCACGTGGCGGTAGCGATGCCGCCGACGGTGAGCGTGGTGGCGTCGCGCATGAACTTTTTGATTTGCAGATCCATCGCTTCCTTCACCATTTCCTGCTGTTTCAGGATGCGTTGGGCCTTGTCGCGTTCGGTGAGTGCCAGTTGGATTTCAGTGTCGGCTTCCACCTGGCGTCCGCTGTCGCGCGGGTACAAGCGGTTGATGTCTTCGATCGTGGTTGGCTGCGGTTGCCGGCGAGGGATCACGTAGTATTTCCAGAAATTGTCCGCAGCGCGACGCACCTTCTCGATGGTTTCCTCGTGCCGGTGTACCTCGTAAATACGGTCATCGTCCAGCCCCACCAGCGCATGCACCCAGCACTTCTCGCGACCAGTGACACCCAAGCCCCACATCGCCTGCGCAGTCACGTAGAACGGCGGCTCTTCGCCTGACCCCGGATCGCCCCACATCCACTGCATTGAGGCGCGGACACTCTTTGTCTCACCGTTCTCACGCACGCTATCGGGCTGCACTTCGAAGTCGATTTCAGCCTTGGCGAAGGGAAATTCGTCATCGTCGTAGCGGTGATTGCGCTCCACAATCTCCATGCCAGTGGCGATGGTGAAACACTCCGACGCGAACGGTTCCAGCGCCTTGCGACGGCGGAAGAATGCCAGCTTCTCCGGGCTGTGTTCGTCACCTTCGCCAATGATGGTCAAATATTCCTGCAGCGGAGAACTGAAGGGAGACAGGCCAAGGATGCCGGCTATATTTCCGCCGCCTATGTAGCCTCGATCGCGAGAAAGTCCCTCGGTCATTTCGACTCCTTCCACTCGCGCAGGATTTGTTTGGCTCGTCGTTCGATCCGATCTTCAATTTCATCATCCTCAAAGAACACGGCTCGCTCCAACGCCCTAAGCCGCAGCGCAGCCTCGGCGTTCTGCTGGATGGTGGCGTGGTGTACTCGGAACATCTCATTGATTGCCTGAACTGCCGGTCCTGCCATTGATCCGTTCGCAGCTACAGTGCCAATCCACGAGGTGCATGACCGCTGAATTTCCGCCAAGTCTTTCTGTAGATCGCTCATTTCGAATCCTTCGGCTGTGGGGCGGCTAGCATCGACAATCGACCAGACCAGTTATTGATCGTTTCCAGAGTTATTTCGCCTTCGCCAATCGACGCGCATATCCAGCAGGCCTCTACTTCGTCAGCCAGTTCTTTCAAGCCATCCGGCACGCGAGGCTGGGCGTATAGGAGATCACCAGCTTTGACAGACATGCCGTAATTAGGCGCAGTCCATTCCAGTGCATACCCATCTTTGACGCGCGCGATTGGCTCACCAACCACCTGCGCTGCCCGACTCGGCATCAGGTGCGCGATGGCTTGGATTGCCCTAAACATTGCCTTTCGTGACGTGAGGCCAGCAAGCAATGCCTCGCTATTACGTTTGTACGCGATTTCTGCAACCTCATCCGTCACCCCATCCTTCGCCAGCTCAATCTGCTCGCGGAGGTCAGCGTAGGCGGTGAGCATTTTCCCGCCGTAGCCTTCGCGATCCATGCGCTCAGCAGCTCGCCGCACTTCCTCCACTGAATACTCATGCTTGGTCATTTCAGGGTCTCCACAGCGGCGAGGGCTTTGCGAAACGCAATCATCCCTTCGCCAGTACGGGATAGATAATCGCCGCGCCGAATCAACTCCGCGAACGAAGCGCGGGCTTTGTGGGCTTGCTCAATCCGGGTTGTCCAGAAGGCAACTATCTTTGGATTATCTCGGCGTTCAAAACGAAGGTTGTCATACGTCGCCGCCGCCTGATCCAGAACCGCCAGCGCCTCGGGAATTTTGTCAGTCATGGGATTCTCCTTGCATGGCGGCGTCGTCGAGGATCTCGGCGTAAGCGCGAAGCTCGATCGCAGCCTGTGATAGCACGCAATCGGCATCCCGGTTGGGCTCGACAGGGATGCGCATAGAGAACTCCGACCATCGCGCTTCGGTGACAGCGTGAGCCAGCACATCAAGCCGCTCGGCCAGTTCGCGAAGTTTGTCGTTCATGGCTGCAGCTCTTGCGCCTTGGTGCGCTTGCGTGGCGATGGTTTGGCTGGTGAGGCGTCGTTGGCCAGCACCGTTTCAAGATCGCGGATCAGATTGTCGAGTTCAACTGATCCGTGAGGGTTTAGTTTCCAACAGTCGACCACCGCATAGGCTGCTTCACGCAGCCCAAGGCTAGCCAGCCGGTCACGCTCAGACTTCGCTGACACATCACGCTGCTGCTGTTCCAGGCGATCACGCTCGGCCTGCTGCTGCTCTTCCACGCGGGCCTGTTCCTTGCGCTGTTCTTCCAATGCATCGGCCTGACGCTTGCGATCGGCTGAACATTCCGCCTCATATTGTTCGCGACCCTCGGCACCCACGATGGCATCACTGATGGCTTCAATCGCATCGGCTCGGGCTCGCTCGGCTTCTTCCCACAGATCACCGAACGCGTCTTCGCTGACGTCGATCGATGCCACAGATGACATCAACTCGCGAAGCTGATCCGACGACATTGGCAAATGAGTAGGAAACGGATTTCGGATAGTGCGGATGCGCTCATGACGTTCGGCATGCAGACGCGCCTGCTCCCGTTCCTTGCGCTCCAACGTTTCGCGTTCGGCCTGTGCCGCTTCGTCGCGCTGGCGCTGTTCGTCGATCGCGCGCTGACGGTCGGTAGCCTCGCGTTCCTCCTTCTCGCGGCGCAGGGTGGCCAGCTCTTCCAATTCCACACGGGTACGCTCGGCCTGGGCCTCAGCTTCCACGGCATCAGCGTGCATCGATTGCACGCGAACGATTGCGGCGTCCAGCGCGTCGCGCGCCTCGGCGTAGAACTCGGCGAACTTTTCTTCCGTCAAGTCGGTGCCGCGAAGGCGAACCAGCGCGCCGTTGATGATGTTGGACGGCTTGCCGATCAGCGACGCAGGTGTTTCGCGGATACCGAAGATGACGTTTTTCAGTTCCTCCACGCGCACGCGCTCGGCTTCCAGCTTCGCCTGCTTGGCCTGCTCAATGCGATTGTTCGCTTCGTCGAGCTGCAGCTTCAACGGCTCTTCCAAGGTGACGATTTCACTGGTGATGCGTGCCGCCTCGGCATCGAGTTTCTTTTCCTGCGCGATCAACGGTGCTTTCAGCTCCTTGCGCTTCTTCTCGATGCCGGTACGTAACGTGCGCAACTCGGCGACGTCCTTCGTGAGCGAGGCCAAGCCCTTGGGCGTCGAGGTATCGGGCACCAGTTTGGCAAACCGCTGTTTGAGTTCAGCCAGGGCCAACGCGGTTTCGGTGTATTCGGGAACGGTGGTGAGGTTCGTTCCGGCGATGGGCTCGGCAACATTTTCGGGGGATGTGGACATGGGCAATATCTCCGGGTGGGAAAAGGTGGGATTTCAGGAAAAGAAGGAGCGAAGCCGGCGCCACCACAAGCGGCGCTTACGCAGGCGCCCCTGTTGAGCCAGCCACTTGACGAAGCATGCGTGACACAGCGCGTCGTCGGGGCGCACCAGAACAGCTTGGTGCAGGTAGCCGCAGCGGGGGCACGGATACATCAGCCGTGATCCGGCCGGTACCACGCCAGCACATCGTTGGCCTGGTCAAGGGTGAGTGGTGGGCAGGCACCCGACGGGCACAGATCCCCAGCGATCAGCGAGCCCGTCAGGATCGACTGTGCGCGCATGCAGCGCATCGTCTCGTCCGGGTCGACCGGTGCGGACAGCGCGCCCCAGCGACGGCTCTCCGTGGGCTGATGAGCGGCCGGCGTTGAAATGGCCATGGAAGGGTTCTTCAGGAGCAGCACCGCCGCCAGTGTCACGGCAATGCGCTGCTCGGGCGTCCACTCCGGGTGGTCCATATAGAGGCATGGGCTGCTCATGACAATGCATCCTCCGCGGCCTGCTGGATGCGCTCGGCCACCAGGGTGTCGGCGGCATCAGCAGCGATCACCAGCGAACGCAGTGCGTCCATGTTCGATTTGATGAGCGTCACGTCGCCAAATAGGTCGCCATGGAACAACCGACGGAGTGCGGGGCTGGCATTGCGCATGACGATGCGCAGCTCGGCGAGCGACACATCATCACCGTCGTTTCCACCATCCAGCACGGCTTCGAACAGGCGACCGGCATCGTCAGCAATGCGGTCTGCTTCGGCATCTATTGCCGCCTCGCGCATCGAATCATCTGGTGGTGACAGCAGAGGCCGGATCATGACCGCACCACGGCGCAAGCCAGCAGGTAGAACAGGAGCGTCAGCACGGCCACCAGCGCGATGCGGTTTAACCACTTGCGTGGGGTGTCCATCGGCCCGCTCATGACTTCGCCTGTGCTGCCGCGATCTCGGCTTGCAGTTCGCGGGTGACGCCAGCGACAAGCTCTTGGGCATCGACCTGCGCGATGAAGATCAGAAGGTCCGCAGTAAGGCGGATACAGATATCGCCAGGTATGGCGGAATCGCGAAAAACCTTGATGGACGATGGTGCGAATTGCTGCGAGCTGATGAATATCATGTGGGTGGCTCGGTCTTCGGCAGTAGTGCCGGTGAGCAGAATGTATAGAACCGGATGTTTCTTGTCAATACCCCTTGTATAATTATTTTCGATAAATTAGGATGCGCTCAAATCAACCGAGGGATACACCATGGACAACGACGAAAACCGAGCGTACCTGGCGAAAAAGGTAAAGGCCAAGGGCGGCTTGGACGACGCCGCCAAGTTCTACGGGATCAACTACAGCACGCTCGCCAGCATTCTTAACGGCAACCGATCGATGGGCGAGAAGACACTCCAACGCATCCGGCTCGCCGATCCACGCATCAACGAGCACAAGCTGCGCGCCATCAAGACCTACAAAGGGCAGCTTCCATGAAGTCGCTTGTCACTAGGCTCGCAGAGCGCGCGGACTCATTGGAGTCATGGCTTGGATATGTACAGGCTGACCCCGTTCGTTTCAGAAAAAATTGCTGGCGCATAAAGGCTCAATCGGCAGTAAACAAAGCCGTCAAATCGGGCCGACTTCCCAATTTGAAGATGGTTGATATCTCCTGTGTTGACTGCGGTGTTCGCGCTACTCAGTGGGAGCACAGAGACTATGAAAAGCCACTGCAAGTTGACCCTACGTGTCAAAGCTGCAACCGGAGACGCGGTCCCGGTGCTTTCCCTGAACATTTTCCGGAGAGAAAGAATGCACACCACGATTGACTTCACCCAGCACAAGTTCGTCGACGAACCTGCCGAATTCCTCCCCGCCGATCCGCACGATACCGCGCAAGTCCGCATGACGTTGCTCACGCTGGCCGAAAAACAGAACCTGCGGGATCGCCAGCGGCAGCGACTGCTGGATTCGCAAGAAGCGTACCTTGATCTTTCACGGGATCAGGCCGCATGATTTCACGGCACCCCTCACTCGGGCCTGATCTCCCGAGGACACCCGGACCATGCCGGCTGGGGCGCCACTTTTCATGGGTCATGAGGAACGGTTCGACGTGAACTACTTTGAGTTCTACCCTGGCGATTACCTGCGTGACACCACCCGGCTGACCCTCGCCGAGCATGGGGCGTACCTGCGGTTGATGCTGGCCTATTACAGCGACGAACAGCCACTTCCGGCCGAAAAAGACGAACTTTTTCGCATAGTTTGTGCCCAAAATTCAGCCGAAAAACAGGCCGTTTTAAAGGTCGCAAATCTGTTCTTTCCCGTAACGCGTGACGGTAACAGGCATAACGCAAGGGCCGACCAAGAGATCGCCAAATGCGGCACAAGGATGGACGCTAAAGGTGACCGTAAATCGACGGAAGCTGAGCGCCAGCAACGTTATAGAGATCGAAGGGCAGATATGTTCACCGCCCTTTCACGTGTCGGAATCGTGCCCGCGTACAACATTTCAACGGACGAATTAACAAAACTCGTCACGCAAAACGTTACGTCACAAACCGTAACAAACGTTACGCCGTCACGCCCGTCACACACGGCTACCAGACCCCAGACCCCAGACCCCACTATACAAAAGCAAGATCAAGAACTCTTCAGCGAAACGTCACAGCCACCGTTACGCCACCGCTTTGACGATTTCTGGGCCGTCTACCCGGTCAAGAAGGGAAAGTCCTCGGCCGAGGCGAAGTGGAAGGCGCGCAAGCTCGACGCCATCGCCGACCTGATCATCGCCGACGTGCAGAAGCGCCTTACCCAGGATCAAGACTGGGTCGATGGCTACATCCCTCACGGATCGACCTACGTCAACGGCAAGGGCTGGGAGGATGGGATGAAACCGCTTCGCATCCAACCAGCCAGCACGGCCCAGGCGGAAGCACCCAAGCCTCGCCAGTACTTCACCGCGCCGAAACTCGATGGCAGCGACCCCGGCACCGTCAACGGCAAGCCTGCCGACAAAACCAAAACCGACCAGATCATCCGTGACCTTGGCCGCAAGTTGAGGATTCCTTCGTGAGCGATCGACCCGAACACTGCGAGATTCCCGGCTGCATGTCGCTGTACGTCGGCACCAGCAGCACCGGCGTTCCCATCCACAAGTGCGGCAGGGCTGACCTGCTGGTCAAGGATCGTTTCGGCCTCCTTCGTGGCATCTGTCAGATCCACTACCTGCGTGGCTTGGTCGACGCGGGACAGGCGCCCAACCAGGATCTTCTCGACGAGGATGGCCGCATGGACCCCGTGAAGGTTCGTGCCCACTGGGATGCGATCGCGCAGAAAGAGCTTCCGTCTACGCATCGCCGATCACCCCCACCGATCACAGCGGGACTCGGCAACGTCCTAGACAGCTTGGACATCGCCCAGCCCGACGCCGCTTCACCGCCTGACTGGGACGACCGGCCGTGGTAGACCGCATCCTCACCGCGCTGCTGATCGGACCCATGACGCGCGCCCAGATCGCCACGGCGCTGCACTACAGCCCCAGCTGGGCCGACCGCGGCATACGCAGCTACCTGCGCTCCAATCACGTCATCCGCATCGGAGCACCGCACCACATCACCGGGAAAATCACCTGGAGATACGCACTCACCCAACGCGGCACACAAGTCGCTCAACAGAGGATTTCGTCGTGAACCTATTCTGCAAACTCGGATTTCATCGCTGGTCGCCGATCTACTGTGGCCCGAACCAGTGCGGATGCTGGTGTCGTAGCTGTGGAAAGGTCGTCAGCGTATGACCATCAGCCAGCCACAAGAGACCATCCTTCGCCTACTTCGCGTCGAAGCCCTGCCGCGAGGAATCATCGCCAACCGTTGCAACATGCCTATCATGGGCGTGGAATCCAGCTTGAGGACGATGCTGCAGAAGGGCATGATCAAGCGCACGAAGAATCCGGTCGGGCCTGATCCGTGGTTGTGGGAGGCGAAATGAATCCGCAGGACGTGATCGACAAAGTTATCGGTGATGCGCTTCATGGGCCGATGGGAACTGGCATGTTCAAAGTGACTTACATCGACCCTGCGGAGACAATCGAACCGCTCGCGCGCGCGCCGACCTGCCTGGTGCTTCCGTATCCGATATCGGCCAATCGCTATTGGCGATCGTTCGCGGTTGGTGGCCGTGCGATCGTGACGTTGAGCCCCGAGGCGAAAGCGTTCAAGCAGGAGGTTCAGTGGCTTGCATCGAAGGCAGGCGTGCGCAAGCCTCTGACCGGACGCATCGACCTGCAGGTTCAGCTCTACCCGAAGCGTCCACTGGACTTCGCCAAGCGCTGCAGGAAAGACCCGGATGGTTGGGAAGACACGATCCAGTGCATCGACCTGGGCAACTGCGAGAAGGTGCTGTGCGACGCGCTCAACGGCATCGCCTGGATTGACGACAAGCAGATTCGGCGCATGCTTCTGCTGCGCGAATCACCGGACGACCGTGGCGCTCGGTGCGTCGTGACGTTCTCGGAAATGGCAGTCACACGAACGCAGGAGATCTTGCTTTGAGCTTGAAAATTATCACCACCAAGCAGGTTGTCATTTGTGATTTCTGTGGATTAACCGAGGATGAGGTTCCGCTTATCATTGCCGGACCATGTGTCCATATTTGCCAAGCGTGTGTGCGTCTGTGCATCGACATCGTCGAAGATCGCCACCTTCAGTGCATTAACGGCAACCATCCACAAAAATATCAAAACTACGGAGCCATCCAGTGAACGACAACATGACGCGGGACCAGTTGGCGATGGCTGCCACTGAGGAAGACCTGAAGCAATATTTCAGGCTGGATGGAAGGCCGGTAAATCGGCAAGAGGCACGCTATGCCTTCGCCGACTCGATGATCAAGGCGCGTGGGAAAACGGTCGATAACCCTTCGGTAAGACCGATCAGTGGATGGATCATTGTCAAGAATGGCGCGGGTATCTGCTGCAGCGGGATCATTCCAACTTTCGAAGAAGCACATCACCGTGCAGTTATGTTTTCTAAGGGCGATATCGGATCCTTTTTTTCGTTGGCTAGTGTTGGCGAAGGAACGCTGGTATGAACGACAACGTGACTCCCATCAAGCCGGTCATCACGATCGACTGCGCACGACAGGGACTGGTGATCTGGCTTCGACAAGTAGCCGACCAGCTCGACGCCGACAAGGAGACGCCCGTCGCCTTCGCGCTGCTGGTTCGCGGCGATAACGGAGTGCCTCTTGTGCAAGCCACCGGTTTCTGCGACAACGAGCGCGCCGTGCAGTACTTCACTCGCGCTATGGGAGATCGACTCGGATGGGCCTGACCAGCAAGGCACGTGATCCGCGGCTGTCGCCGCCACCGATCGACCGCAAGGTCATGGCGCCAAAGCGCGAGGCCGTCGACGGATGGAGTGACAAGGGCCTGGGTGCGTGTACACGGACTGCAAAGATCCGCGCCATCCATCAGGCCGATGCCGCCTACCCCAAGCGCGATGAGCGGTGGCACAAGTGCGTCAACGAGCTGTTCGGACGGGAGTTCGCCAGGCTGACGCAGCCAGGCGGGAGGTTCGGGTGATCTGGCACACCGAAGATCCACCGAAGCGCGGTGAGTACCTCGCCATCGATCTCACCTATCACACGATGTCGGTCGCGCACTGGACGCCCGAGCAAGGATGGTGCATCCGAAGGCGCTGGCTGGGGCATGAGGGAGCGACGCACTGGATGCCTCTTCCCGAGCCGCCGAAGTGAATGCCGCGCCATGCCTCAAGCGCAAGTACGGCAGCGAGCAGTCTGCCAGGAAGAAGCTCCGCGAGCTGCGCAAGAAGCGGCGCATGCACCGGGCCGAGAAGGTCGAGAACCACGCGTATCGTTGCTTGTTCTGCCACGCTTGGCACCTGACCAGTCAAGCCGTCGAAACGCACTTGGATGGAAGTCCAGCCTGACTGGCGTATGATCCGCGAAAACGAGGACTTGACGTGACCAGCAGCAACCGCATGCGCTACCCAATCCGAGAGATTCAGCAGAAGCCGCTGGTTCTGTCCGTCGTCTACGGACTGCACAACAACTACCAGTTCTCGGGCATGTCCTCGACGTTCTGCGTGTCGCTGTTCGGTCTGGAAATCCCGTTCAACGATCAAGATCTGCGCTATTACAACGCAGCGCAGAAGGGAGTTCTGCTGCAACCAAGGATCGATTGAGATGGCCGGAAAGCGCCACCCCCAGGAAGAGAAGGCTGCGATGGTCGACCACATCGTTACCGAACTTGAAAAGGGCGGTGTACCGTTGAATGTGATCCTGCGCGCGATGAACCCGCCACTGTCCCGCCTGACGCTGTATGACTGGCGCAAGAAGGATGCGTTGATCGGTCAGCGCTTGGACGAAGCTTTTGAGACCGGCGGTGATCGCATGGCGATGCAGTGGCTCGCCACCGCCGAAGGTAAGAAGGCGGCTGAAGGTGGCAGATCCACTGGCAACGTCAAACGCGACCGTCTCGTCACCAACGCGCTGGAAAAGCTGCTCCGGGTTTGGGACACGCGATACCAGCCGAAGACGGTGCTTGCCAACGACCCCGTCAATCCGGTGACGAACGCCAAGCCTTCAGGGCTCACCGACGATCAACTTCTCACCATTGCCGCGCAGGGCGTCCGCGCCAAGCCTGACGGCAATGGCTGACGGCGGGATCACGCCTGAGCAAGCCGCGGCAGAAATCCTTCGACGCCGCCGCGCGCGCAATTCTCTGGTCGAGTTCAGCCAGGCCATCACCATTCCAGGTGCGCCAGTCAGCGAAGACCCTGACGAGTGGCTGTTCCAACCCATCGAATCCAGTGTGGCACTGCACCAGCGCGTGATGATGGAACAGATCCAAGAGTGCATTGAAACCGAGTACGGCCGGCTGATGATCTTCGCGCCGCCAGGCTCGGCGAAGTCGTCGTATGCCTCGGTGGTGGCGCCAGCGTGGGCCATGGGAAAGAACCCCGGACTTCGCGTACTGGCGACCAGCTACGCGGCAACACCAATCATTCGCGCCAGCAAGCGAGCGAGGCAGATATGCGCCAGCGAGGAATACCGCAACATCTGGTCGATGCCGACGACGATCGTCAAGGGCTCCAACGCGTCCGACGAGTGGGAATTGACGAATGGCTCCGGCTTCTTCTGCGCGGGCTTGTTGGGTGGTATCACGTCAAGCCGCTGCGATCTGGGGATCATCGACGATCCAGTTGCTGGCCGCCTGGAAGCCGAGTCCGAGAAGAACCGAAAAGCGATCCTTGATGCGTACCGCGATGACTTCCTGACCCGCCTGAAGCCGAAAGCGTCGATCGTGCTGATCCAGACCCGATGGCACCAGGATGATCTCGCCGGCAGTCTATTGCCGGAGGACTACAAGGGCGAATCGGGCTTCATCGAGTGTCGTGATGGACAGATATGGCGCGTGCTGTGTATCCCGGCCGAGGCTGACCGCGCGGACGATCCGTTGGGCCGCAAGGTGGGCGATTACCTATGGCCAGAATGGTTCAGCGCGAGGCACTGGCAGATCTTCAAGACCATCGCCCGAACTTGGGCCAGCCTATTCCAGCAGAAGCCAGTGCCCGACGACGGCATCTACTTCAAGCGCGGCGACATCAAGCGCCACCGCAAAGGCGAGTCGCCCGACGGCATGGCGTTCTACATGGCCAGCGACTTCGCGACGAAAGGCGATGCGGGCGACTACACCAGCCACGGCATCATGGGCATCGACGGCAACGGCAAGCTATGGCTGGAAGACGGCTACAGCGAGCAGAAGGAAACGGATGTCACTATTGCGGCCGGCGTGACGCTGATCAAGCGGTGGAAGCCGCTCCTGTGGATGGGCGAGAAGGGACCGATCGAATCCTCCATTGGTCCAGCAATCCGAAAGGCCATGCGCAAGACCCCGAATGGCTGGGCGGCGCGCTATATGCTCGCGTCGATCCGCAACAAGGTGCAGCGTGCGCAGGGCATCATCGCCGAGGTCGCAATGGGCAACCTGTCGATCGTAGAGGGGACATGGGGTGATCGGGTGATCGAAATCCTGATCGCGTTCCCTGGTGGACGCACCGATGACGAAGTGGACATGCTGTCCCTGTTTGGTCGAGCGCTTGACGTGATGCGAGACGGCAAGCAGGATGCGCCGGAACGTGAGGCTCCGACGAAGCTATTCACGCGTCGACACATCGAAGGCATGGACCGCGAAGACCAGCGCGAGAAAGACGCTCGCGACAAGTACTACACCTGACCCGAGGATTGAGCATGGCGACCGAGTACCCGCAAGCACCAGAAGCCGTCGATCCGGCTGCTGCCTTCATGGAAGGCGCCGCCACCGTGGATCAGGAAGACCCGCAAGCCGCTGCCAAGGCGCGCGAATGCGCGGACGTGAAGAAGTGGCACAAGGAGATCAAGGCAGCACGCACGTTCGACGAGCAGGCGCGCAAGCAGTACGCGATCGACCGACGCTACGCCCGCGCGGATCGTGGTGGCTTCATGGTCGACGTGCCGATTGCGCAGAGCTACATCGACGTGCTGCAGAGCTTCCTCTACGCGAAGAACCCCGATCTCGATGTGACGCCGAGCGGTCTCACCGATCCTCCGCCACAGAAGGCGATCGAGGCGATGGTGCGGGAACAGCTGGCGCAGGTCGGCCAGCAGGCACAGGCACAGGCGGCACAGGCGTTGCCACCGGAATCCACGGGGGGCCAGGCGCCACCGCCCGGCATGGTGAAGTCGTTGCTGGCGAAGCTGACTGGTGGCGGACAGCCATCGATGCCGGGACAGCCACAGCAGACGGTCGGCAGTCTCCCGGGCCAGCCTGCTATGCCATCACAGACCGGCCAGCCACCGGCCAACCCGCAGCAGACGCAGCAGCAGACCGATGCCGCAGTGAAGGAAAAGGTCGCCACGATGATGGCGCCGTACCAGAAGAAGCGCGAGGACGCCAAGCAGCTGGCCGAGACGCTTGAAATCGTCATCCACGACGCGTGGGACAAGGCCAAGCTCAAGGCGGCAGCGAAGCTGGCCACCATCTCCGCGCTCACCGTGGGCATCGGCTGGCTGAAGGCCTCGTGGCTGGAACGCGAAGGGAAAGACCCGATCGTCGAGGGACAGATCCGCGATGCCCGCGAGCAGCTGTCGCAGATCGCCGCCACCAAGTCCGAGATTGATGGCGGTCAGGTGGTCGACCTCGACCAGAAGAAAGCGCAGCTGGAACAGCAGATCGCCGGACTTCAGGCCAAGGTCGATATTCTCGTCGCGCGCGGCTTGGTCATCGACTTCGTTCCGGCCGAGGACATGCAGGTCTCCACCGATGTTCGCCAGATCGCGCAGTACAACGACGCCTCGTGGCTGGCTATGCGCGCTTTCAAGTCCTTCGCGCAGATTCGCGCCGACTACAAGGCGCTGACCGACGACGACATTCGCAAGATCACCAAGTACTGGCCGGTGAAGCCTCGCGATACGCGCAGTGACGACACCGGGCTCATGGCCAGCGACGTGCGCGCCGATGAAGCCGATGGCTACACGAAACAGGGTTCGTTCGGTGGTGCCGAGAATCCGGGGATGTCTTTGGACACCACCGACATGCCGGTGGGAGAGATTCCCGCCTTCGGCTGCGTGTGGGAGGTGTGGGACAGGCGCAGTGGTTCGGTGCTGACGCTGGCTGAAGGCTTCGACTATTACCTGCTTCCGGCCGAGCCGCCGCAGGTATCGTCGTTCCGCGGTCACCCGTTCTTCGCCGTCATCATGGGATCGATCGACGGCAAGCGGCATCCGCGCAGCTACGTCGAGCGTTCTGCACCGCTGCTAGACGAGTACAACCGGGTGCGCACCGCCTACGCCAAGCACCGCGCGCGCTGCATCCCGAAGACAGGTTTCGATTCCACGAACTACTCCGAGGACGAAGCCGCAAAGTTAGAAAAAGGCGTTGTCGGAGAAATGATAGGTCTGAAATCGCTTCGTCCAGGGACGCCCATATCCGATGTTCTACATACGATTGCTTACCCACCAATCGATTCGGCGCTCTACGACACCGCGGTCATCCGCGCCGAGCTGGAAATCGTGTTTGGTATCCAAGAAGCGCTGTCATCCTCGATCCGCACCGCCAAGACGGCCACCGAGGCGCAGATCCAGCAGCAAGGGACCAATAGCCGAACCGGCTACCAGAAAGACGGCATCGACTCGATGCTGAGCGACATGGCGAACTACTGCGGCGAGATCATGCTGCAGATGATGGATGAGGCGGACGTGCAGGACATCGCAGGTCCGTGGTCGCTGTGGCCGCAAGGCATGTCGATTGACGACCTGCATGCACTGGTCAGCATCGATATCGTCGCCGGATCGACCGGAAAGCCCGACACGGCCGCCCAGCAGCAGATCTGGACCCAGCTTCTGCCGGTGCTGAAGAACAGCATCGAAGAGATCGGCAAGCTGCGCAATTCAACGAACGACGAGATCGCGGACTGCTTGGAATCGCTGGTCGAGGAAACCATCCGCCGTTCCGG